ATGCGTTCTTGTAATATATTGCGACGATCCTGCAATGTATCTTCTTGTATTTCTAAATTGTTAATTATAGATTGATTGTTTGTAATAATGTCATCCGCGGTTATAATAATATCAGCAAAATCAGTTTTTTTATAATCTTTCAATCGCCCGGCAGTTTCTTTTATTTCATTGCTGGCTAATTGATATAGTTGTTCAAATACAGTTGTATCTAAAAACTGTGAAAGTAAATCTTTTCGTTCTCTTTGTGATTTTTCAATGAAATTATTATTGTCAGCTTGTAATGAAAATGCAGTTAAGATAAAATCATCATATGTACCTAGGTATTTTCTAATACTTTTATTTGTATCACTACGCTCTTCTCCGTTTAAATTCTCGGAGTCAGTGTAAAAATCAACATCAACTTTAACTAAGTGTTTATGTTTTTTATTCTGTGTACCACGTCTTTCAATCGTATATACAATTCCATTCATTTCAAATCTAAATAATCCACGAAACCAAGTTTTTTTATTATTTAAAACTTCATTTGCTTTTCCGGTTTTGCTGCATTTGTCAAACAATGTATATGTAATTGCATCTAACAAACTAGATTTACCAGATGCATTCGAAGCAAATAAACCACATACATTTGACAAATTTTGAAAATTAATAATATTACCTTCGCCATATGAAAACATGTTATCAAATTCAAATGATATTGGATGCCATGTAGTATGTCGTATTGATTCAACTGCTGGTAGTTTTGAATTAACTGTGCGATTAATATGTCGGATTGCATCAATTTCTGCCTCAGTTGCTTGAGGAAAATTTGAATCAACATAATCAGATATCAATGCATTTTGATATTCAACATCTCGTACATTGCCAATTGCAAATGTAGTAGCAGAACCAGTTGCACCTTGCTCTATTGAACGTTGTATTGATATGTCTTGAACATCGTATTTTTTACGAATAGTAGCAATTAATTTTTTCATATCAGCCGCTGACGTATTATTAAATTTAATACGAATTCTAGGCTTTATCGGCATACGATGTGGGTGTGATACAATTTTATCACTTTGTGTTTCTAAAGTAACATACCCGTAATCGTTGTGTATTTGTACAAATTCAGCTGAACGAGTTTCTACATCCCATACTAAGATTCCATGATCTAATGCTTCTCCGTGATTTTGTTGTATCAAACTACCTGGATAAGCTATTGTCTTATTATCATCTAAAAATTGTGCTGGTTTGTGTATATCGCCTAATAACGTAATGTCGTGTCCGTCAAACAATGCTGTAGTAACATGTTCATTTGAAATTTGATAACCAATATCAGTTTTTGCAGTATTTACCGCACCATGATGTAATGCAATTTTATATTCTGCTTGAAAATCTTTTGCTGCAATATAATCAGCTGGTGTTTTATCAACAGCCATATGATTCCACACAATACCACCAAATTCAAATAAACCGTTATCTTTTATAAAATGAATATTTGGATTTTGTATAACATCTAGTACCGGACTCACGGCATCGATTCGATGCATGTTATTCAAATTCATGTCATGATTACCTAGAATAACAATAGTAGGAATTGTAAAACCATTAAAGAAGTCTACTAACATTTGTACTAATTCTGGCGACATATCTAATTTACTATGTACAATGTCCCCGGTTAAAACTACTATGCTGTCTTTTGTTGAATTAGTAGCAATGTAATTAAATAAATTTTCAAATACTTGACGATATTCACCGTGACGTTTTAATGTACGAATGTGTATATCAGATACGTGAAATATTTTATCAATTTTATCGATATATGTATCAATATGTTTTATGTCCATAATAAGCCCATTCTTAATTCCATAACCCGTTGAAAGGTTAGTAGATCTGTGTTTTCTAAAATTTCTGTAATTTGTTTAAAACCTAATTCAGATGCATCTTTATCTTGTAGTTCAACAAAATGTACATTGAGGCCTTCTGCCATGAATTTTTCTGCGATTGTTAATGCATTTTTTAATGCATTAGCATCTAAACATATATAAATATTTTTTACATGTTCTTCGATGATTTTCTTTTGTAATGTTGGTTGAATTATTTTTCCAAATAACGGAATTGCATTGCGTTTAATTGCAATTGCATCAAATGAGCCTTCACATAATATTATTGGTTCTGACCAATTAATTAACATTTCAAACCCAATTATGTCTTTTGATATTTTTGGATTTTTATGTTTAAATTTGTCAGCTTTATAATATGCTCGGCTAACAAAATAATTTAGTTGGCCATCTGAATCATAACTAGGAATAATTATCTTTCCCGAATACTCGCCATTTTCGCAATATCCGATTCTATATTTTAAAATATCAAATATTGTTACTCCGCGACTTGTTAAATAATGAATTGCATTTTTATAGTCAGGTGTTATTTTTTTTATCCAGAGTGGATTATATTCAGCCGGTAACTGAATTGATTCGTTAATTTTTGTTTCTTTAGTATCAATGCGATATCTAGCAGATTCAATAATACGATTTAATTGCTCAAACCGAGCTTTTGGTAAATTTAATTGTTTGAATAAAGAAGATATACTGCGACCTTTTTTGTCTGATATCCAACAATGCCATGCATTCTCGCCTTTATTAGTTGTGTTAATATCAATTTCTAATTTTGGCTTGTAATGTGATTGAAATGGAGAAAAGAAAGCAATATTATTGCCGGATGTTGATTTACCTTTACCTAATATTGATTCTAATAATTGAAGTAATTTTATATTCTTCATATTATATAATAATAAAATTCTGTATTATATCCAAATTAATTAATTATTATTAATATTATAATATTATTTGTCTGATACATACATTTCATTCCTGATCAAACGATCGAATCAAATAAAAGATTCAATCTATTAATTAAATAAATTTCATTAATATTACATGAATATATTAAAAATATTTCACAAATCAAACCTAAATTAGAAAAACTTTTTAATTACCTTAGGTTCTTCGCCTGTTTTAACACATTCTAATAACCACTCTGCGGGAATATCACGTTTAGCAATATATTTAATTCCTAATTTTTCAGCATAATTTTCATATGTAGTTTTGCTATTTTTTGATATTTTTTGTGTAGGTGTTTGAAATACCAAACGAATATCAGCACCTGGATTTGATTGTAAAACATGTTTCATTTTTAGACGATCGGCACTAGTCCAACGTCCTTTAGTTTCAATATACATTAAATTACCATCTTTTTTAGTAAAAACAAAATCCGGGGTGTATTTTGCTTGACGCTCTGGTACTATATAATGTATGATTTCTGTTTCATAATTCAAATCATATTCAGTACTTTGTATCCATTCAGCAACTGTATGTTCTAGTCCAGATTTATAACCGTATTTAATTGCATTGGCTCTCTTTGAGTTGCCTGAGCTGTGAAAATGATTTTTTGCCATAGTTTACATGTAATCGAAACGAATTTTAAATGTCTCGTTTTGTTCAGTATCGGTTGGGTGTTTTAATATGAGTGTGTATGTCATTCCAGAACTTCTAGCAGCACCAATATGTTCTTCGCCGATATATTTTGCAAATTGATCAACCATAGTTTTAATATTAGTTGCATTTGTTCGAATCGTAGTATTTGTTGATTTTAGTAATTTAGCCATGGTTGGCCCCCACGCTTTTTCCCATGCAGACATAAACCATTTTTGTGCGGCTAGTTCGTTATCGTTAAGCAAACCGGTAAACTTTTTAAAATATAATTCTGGTTCACTATCTAATACTTTGTATAAATTTTTACATATTTGAAACATTGTATCAAAATCAGTTGACCTAGTTGTATCATAATAATTTTTTGATGCAGTATTAGATTTAGCTTTAAATTGTGAACTTGACATCACAGCAGCTGCTGTAGCCGGACCAAACACACCGTCTACTTTTATTTTTTTTCCGGAATTATTTAATGTTTGTTGTATTTGTTTTATTGCATCTGTTACAACATTTTCATTTATATATGTACTCATATATGTCCTTTATTATAAATATCACCAATCTACTAATACTAGTTTATTATTCCAGGTCATTACATTATGCGAACTAAAATCCAAATCTAAATCAAATTCCGGAATATTTAGTTTAGCAACATCTCGTTGTAACGCCCGTAAGAAATTAACTATTTCCGGTGGTGTATTACTGGATCCATCGGCGTCTAAAAAATCAAATATTGAAACTTCACCACCTTCATTTCTAGAAAATTGTTTGAACCGATCCATGAATGAGTTAATGTCACTTTGTATTCTTTCCGATGCTAACTCAGCATTTGCCATTATAAACATATGTTCTTTATTATTAACATAGTAAACGGGTATAAATGTTGTAAACTCAGACCAACGTCCTACGATAATTGCAGCAACCTCATATTCATCTCGTTCCGTTGTAACTTTAAAAACTTTATCTTCTCCATTAATTTTATATACGCGACCATTATCTCCGCGGCCTATAAATTTAAAGTCTTTGTTTTTAATTTTGTCTAAGTATACAGAAATTTCTGGTCCAGATAGTTCTTTTAATAATTGTTTTAACTGTATCATGCTATATTCTTATCTAAATCGATTCTAATTAAAAAATTCATATCAACATCATTGCGTTTTCGAATTGATTGCGCTAATTTACCAATTGCTAATAACTGCCCAGCGGAATCATATAATCCAATTGTAGTTATATATGGCATAAAAGTACTACTAGTAGTAAATGATCTATATGTTTCATCGTCATCTTGTGTCAATGTTAAATTTGATGAAACATTAAAATCACCAGACCCAACATTAGCAATTACACTTAATTCATGTATTGTTTTTGTACTACGATATGAGGCAGAATATGGTAAATTTAAAATATCATTGAATCTATAATCTGGTGTTGATA